TATATACTTCTCTCGATCGTTTGTCAAGTTCATATACGCATGATACCGCAAAACTACGGATTATGTTCATGCCCCTACCGATACCTACGTTGATTCCGGCAGGCTAAAACCATGAACACAAACGCGACACACTCCGAGATGCCAACGCTCCTCACCCCGGCAGATGCGGCGACCATACTGCATGTGCCGGTGAAGACGCTGGCTCGCTGGAGGTTCGAGAACTCCCACCTGCCGTATGTGACGCTCGGCAGGAAAGTCCTGTATCGAGAGAGCGACTTGGTGGACTTCGTCGCGCGCAATGTTCATGAAGTGATCCAGTAACGGCCAACCTTAAGGAGGTACTCACAATGGCCGACGAAATGAAGGAACTCCGCGGCGCGGTGTTTGACCTGATTCCCGATGGGGTTTCGGTCGTCGCGCTCGACGAGATTGAAGTGGACGACATGACCCCCAAAACGAGGAACGTCAAGGACGAGGACAGCAACAAGCAGCACCGCGTTGACGACGAGCGCTTCGGTGGTCTCGTCTACAAACTCCCCGGCGTGGCTGTCCGAGATTGCCGCCGCAAGCGCATCCGCGACAAGGTGAGTGTCTTCGTCCGGCAGCGTCCCTCCGCCGCGATCCCGGAGATGACCCAGCTCCGACTCACTGGCCGCGTGCTGCTCTCCCCCTACGCCGTGGACGACCTGGGATTCACCATCGTCGCCGACGGCGTGGAGTCTGCGTCCGCTGGCACCAACACAGGAAGGCACTCCAATGAATGAGACCGGCATCAGCATCCCTTGGTGGAGTTGGCTCGCTCTCATTGCTGCACTGGTGGCGTGTGCCATCGTCGCCAAGATCGCAAGGGACATCCGCGCGACGAAAAACATCATCGCCGCACGCACCAAGAACACCCAGCAGGTCGAGGATGAAGATCGGAAGCTTGTTCGCTACGGCAAGCGACTTGGCGGTCACTACATCGCATGGCCGCGCGAATGGTGCAACCAAGAGGAAGCAGCCGGGCGCGGCGCGATGACTGTCAACGAACTGTGGCCAGACGAGACAGCTGAGCCGATTGCACACCGTCGCTTCAAGTGGGTGCAGCGCACCAAAAGGATGTAGTCATGGGGCTGCGATTCGCGGGGCGGTGGCTCGGTCGCCGCCCCGCCTCCACCTTGGAGGACATCTGCCTTGCCATCGATACCAGCGGCCACCCCGTATACATCGACTGGTGCGAACGCCATCTACTTGTCATCGGCGAGAGCGATTCCGGAAAAGGGTCCGTCCTTGCAAATCTTCTTGTCCAAGTTGAACCGTTTGCGCAAGCTGGACTGGTTCGCCTGTACGGCATTGACCTGAAGGCGATGGAGCTAAGCATGAGCCGCGCAATATTCCAGACGGTCGCAGTCGACGTGGAATCCGCTGCCGAGCTTGTAACGTCGTTCCGTAATGCCATGAACCAACGTGCGCAGGACATGGCCGGGAACGCCCGAGCACACACGCCGACGCCGAATAATCCTAGAAACATCCTCGTGATCGATGAGCTCGCTGAACTGTTCAGGCAAGATGCGAAAGTTTCCAGGCAGTTTCAGCACGACCTCACAGCCATTCTTGGCATGGGACGAGCGACTGGGAACCTGCTCTGGGGATTCAGTCAAAACCCCCGCAAGGAGGCGATTCCGATTCGCGATGACTTCAACGGCCAGATGATCGCTATGCGCATGGGCGAGGCGGAGGCAAAGATGGTGCTTCCCTCGGCCGCGCTCCGCGTTGGCGCCGCCCCTTGGGCCATCTCCGCCGCTTCGCCGGGAACAGGCTGGTTGTGGAACTCCGCCGCAAAGAAATCCCAACTGTTTCGCGTGGATTGGATTGACGACGAGACCCTGCAGGGGCTTTCCGCGACCGCCGAAGCGTAGCTTCAGCGAAGCGTTCGGCGGTCGTGCCGCCGCTTGCGGCGGCTTGGCGGGGGCAGTGTTACCCCCGCCAACTTTTGAGCAGAACAGGAAGGAGTGAAATGCCATCGACTGCGCGCGACTGGATGTTGACGATCTCTGCCGAAAAACACACGCGGCAGGACGTAGAGGAACTGCTGGATATTCTGGGGGCATACATCTTCCAGCAGGAGGAGGGAGGCAAGAGCGACTACCCTCATTTTCAGGCATTCCTGCAACTTCAGACTCCCGTCCATATGGGGACGCTGAAGAACAAGTTCAAGAAGGCCGGCTTCAACGACGCGCACATCGAAATGCGCAAGGGCACGGTACAGGATTGCGTCGATTACTGTTCCAAGGAGGAGACACGTGTAGACGGTCCCTGGCGGGGAGGAGAAATCAACCTGAAGGATCAGCAGGGCAGTCGTTCCGATCTCGCTGAGCTACGTCGGCAGATCATGGACGGCGCCAGCGTCTCGGAGGTGTTGTTGAATGACGACGCGTGCCAAGCTGCTCGCTACACTCGGTACCTTTCCGAACTTGCGACAGCGCGCGACCGGGTGAAATATGGTCGTCAGCTTCGCGACATCACTGTGCATTATCTGTGGGGTGATCCGGGTGTCGGGAAAACGAAATACATATATGACAACAATCCCATCGAGAACATCTACCGCGTGACCGATTATCGGCATCCGTGGGATGAGTACGAGGGGCAATCGATCTTGGTACTAGATGAGTTCGATAGCCAGTTCAGCTGGGACCAGCTCTTGGTTTTCTTGGATCGTTACCCTGTCATGCTTCCAGCACGGTACAACAACCATGTGGCATGTTTCACGACGGTCTGGATCATCAGCAATGAACCGCTAAGCAAACAGTACCCCGAGCGTACGGGAGAAAAACGCAACGCGTTGCTGCGAAGGATCAGTACAAATCAGCGCATGTTGAAGGGTGGGGAACTTCAGGCGGGCGAGCTCGGCACCGAGCATCCGGAGATGGGGCTGCTCGTAAAGGAAGAGATCACCGTCAATACTGAAGATGACTTATTCAAAGCCTCCGAGCAACTCAGCAAGGAATGAGCACCTATACCTCCCTGTACGGGGTGCCATCCCACGTTGCCCCCGAGATACCGACCGCCACAACCGGGCATGTACCGGCTTCGCCTCGGTTGATTCGATCGATCGCCTTGGTAAGGCTTGTGACGGTCGTGGTTGTCAAGTCGAGCGGCAATGCCAGTCGTCTGTCTTCCTCGGTGCGTGCCTTCCGCGCTTTGCGCGTCGCCTTGTACACTTCGTCAATGGTCGCACCCAGATGAGGTGCCCATAACTCGATGGCTTTGTCGAGCAGGTCTTCACGGTGTTTGGTGATGATCATTGCAGCGTCGATCAGGCCGGCCTCATGCCATGCGCGGTAGGCTGCAAGATCACGATCAAGGTTGCCGTCCTTGGCGTTCCATTCGATATCGACAAGCACACGGCCTTTCCGATTGTCCACCCAATAGGAAGCCTCGCTCATGGTGCCTAGGTCTTCGTCCGGCACACCCGATTCCCTGAATGTGATCCTGCCTTTCGTCTCAAGTTCGTAGGCGCATTCTTTCCATCCCCGCTCCCGCAGCGCGCGGTTCAGTGTCTCCGCCATCTCGGAGTTGTTGCCGCCTGCCCTGAGCAGCAAGTTCGCGGAGAAGCTGAAACTGCCCAGCACATCGGTGATATCTGCCCACTCTTCGGGCGACACTGCCTTCATCACAGCGCAGGCGCTTCGTACCTCATGGAACTCGTAGCGGGAACGGATGCCGCTTGCCAGCACGTCGGGATCGTCGTAGGAGTGTGTCGTGAACGCCATGAACACAGTATAGAACTACGACACGGCACCAAAAAGATCTATTTAAAGATCTATTTGTGTTATTCTGTTGAGGTGACTGAAGAACTGTACGCACCACTCCCCACCACGGCGGGTGGCTTCAAGACGATTCTGGCCGATCCACCATGGCGTTTCCAGAATCGAACGGGAAAGGTAGCTCCCGAGCATAAGCGTCTGGGGCGCTATGGGACTATGTCTCTGGATGAGATCAAAGCCTTGCCAGTTGACGACATAACGGCGAAAGACGCCCACCTGTATCTCTGGGTGCCCAATGCCTTGCTGCCCGAAGGCATCGAGGTCATGCAGGCATGGGGGTTCCGCTACGTGTCGAACATCGTCTGGGCCAAGCGTCGCAAGGATGGCGGGCCAGACGGTCGAGGGGTCGGTTTCTACTTCCGCAACGTCACAGAGCTTCTGCTTTTCGGCGTGAAGGGGCATATGCGCACCCTTGACGCAGGTCGGCGTCAGGTGAACATGATCGAGACACGCAAACGCGAACACTCGCGAAAGCCGGATGAGCAGTACGACCTCATAACGAGCTGTTCGCCCGGCCCCTACTTGGAAATGTTTGCCCGCTATCCCCAGCCACATTGGTCAGCTTGGGGCAATGAGGCAGACGAATCCGTTACTCCGCAAGGCAAGGTGTACAAGGGCTACACGGGAGGGGAGATCGAGAACATGCCCCCGCTGGAGAACCACGAACGGCTGACTGGGGAAAGCGAGCTGGCCGTAGGGAAACTGCTGCGGGATGAATACGAGTCCGGCAGATCGATCAAAGACCTAGCCGCCGAGCACGACTATTCGATAGCACGCGTCCGCCGTTACCTCAGCTTGGTGGATACGCAACTTCGTCCGCAAGGACGTACCCCCGCGTTGCAACACGGCTAGCGCAGCCAGACAGGACACCGCCCCGATAGCTCGGGGCGGTGCTTTATATTGGTAGACATTCAGTAGACATGACTATGGGATTCCATGCATTTCAATGCGTTCTCGGATAGGCTGCAAATCTTCTAAAAACGGCTAGATTTCAACCTTTTGAAGATTCATGCATGATCTTGCTCTCCCATGGGTTTTCTGAGAATGCTAACAGAATGATTTCCGTTTTTCATATTATGCACAGCAACGGCAAACATGCTCCGCAAAAACATTCGTTGCACTATTCAGCGCCGGTATTTGTTATTGCTCCACGCGCAGACGAAAGGCTATGCAGCGTCCCTGTGAGGCAGGAAGCATCCTGCGTTCAAACCAATCTGACAAACATACTGTTGGAACCAGGGACGTCACGGAAGCCAAAATGCTGGTAAAAGCCACGCGAGACATCATCATAAGGATCAACAACAAGTGCGCGGGACCCGATTTGGCGGCCTACTGCAAGAGCTCGCTTGATTGCATCCTGCAGCAACATCCATCCCAGCCCCTGATGCTGAAAACGTGAATCCACGCCCAGCATTCCTAACAGAATCACAGGTATTTTGGCAGGGGCATTCCGTTTAAGCCATCCACCTCTCACGGCATCACGATCAATTGAATACGCACTAATCGCATAGAAGCCCGCAACTTCCCCACTTGTTGTGAAACACACGTATGGAACCGCCGTACCCCGCTTCGCCGCATAAGGGGCATGGCGATTCGCCCAATTGTCGATCAGTTCGACACCACACGAGAAACCTTCAAGCGTCTCGCCAGGATTCAATCTTCGCGGCTCGAGAAACCTCACTTCAGTTACGCCCATTGAGGTTCCCTCCGCATAAGTTCCTTCGTCTCAGCCGGAATAGGCTCATCGAGCGCACGAAGAAACGCATCAAACGATTCATTCTCAAGTTTGAGTGAGGAAGCCTCCTCTATTTCCCGTCGTGCGGCATCTAGTAGATGCTGCGCCGTCCATTGTGTTATCGTGGACCCCTTCAGCGAGACAGCGCGCTCAATCAACGAACGCTGCTCCGCTGTTAAACGAATATCCAACCGCGATGTCCTGTTACTTGTTACTGTAGCCATACCAATAGTGTACGTCATTTTGCCGCACATAACAATCGCCAAACTCATACTCGAAACAGACCAGCATACGGATAGGGGAACCTGCTTGTTCCGCGGTTTTCGTAAGATTGAACAACGCATGTGGCCGCCCACGACGTCGTTTGGGGCCGGCTGGTCGACCTCAAGCGTGAAATCATACGAAACCGTTCCAGCATAAGCGAGAGGTTGTTATG